GAGTTTTTCCTCCTATGTATTCGTGTTCAGGCGGTCCTGTTCTCGAGGTCGGTGATGCGGTGGTTTGCCACGCGCATCTGCTCTTCAAGTACGGGGACCCGCTGGGCAAAGTTGTTGTGTGCGCGGACCTCGCGGGTCAGTTCTTCCAGCTTAGTGTCGGTTACTGCCTGTGCGGTGGCCATGCGCTGTTCGGTGCGCCGCTGCCCGGCAAGATTGGTAATAATAACGCCGATAAGGCTCAACCCGCCAGTAATCAGCGCAACAACAATAGCATCCACCAAATCACCCCTCCACATACTCGCTCTTGTACAGCCCTGCATCAATCAGCTGCAGCTCTGCGCACTTGCGCATAATGTACCACGCATCGCCGCTGGATACCGGGCCGATGTCCAGCGTCCACAGGTTGCCATCCGCGCAGGTTTCGCGGTACAGGCCCGCCGCGATCAGCCCCAGCCCCTCGCACAGGGCGCAGATGGTGCTGCGGTCGCCGCTGGAGATACGGCCAATGGTAATCCGCTGCTTGTCCAGCTTGTTGGGGGTGGTATCCTCCGGGGTGGGCGCGGTGTGGCCCTGCAGGCCCGCCTGGATCATCAGCTGCTCATAGTCCTTATAGACCCGGTTGCAGTCCAGGCTGGTGCCGTAGCCGGGGATGCCCAGCGCGTTGCGGCTGCTGTACTGCCAGATGCCATACGGCAGGGGGCAGGTGCACTTGCTGCCATACTGGGCAACCCAGATATCATATTTGGACAGCGCCTTGTAGTCCAGCCGATTGCGGATGAAATCGCAGGACGCGTACAGGATACCATAATACCCCGCTGCTTCGATCTCACTTAAAAACGCCTCTACCAGAGCCGTGCGCTGCGCGGTGGTCAGGCGCAGGATGCACGGCTCATACTCAATGTCATACGCCACCGGCAGGCACAGGTGCTTGCCCTGGATTGCAGCCAGGCAGCAGCGGGCCTCCTGGCGGGCTTCCGCCGGGGTACTGGCGTAGCTGTACCAGTACACGCCGTACTGGATGCCCAGCCTGGTACACTCAGCCGCGTTGCGCTCAAACTGGGGGTCTTTCTGGCCCGCGTAGCGGCCATACCCGGCGCGCAGCATGGCGTGGCGGATACCCTTACAGTATGCCGCCCGCCAGTCAAATTTGCCCTGGTGTTTTGACACGTCGATTGCATAATACATGTATTCCACTTCCTTCATATCGTGCGTTACGCTGCTGTAACTGCCCAGCTTGACCGCACTGCTGGCCGTGTTAAAATCGTTGTCCAGCCAGTTCAGCGGGTTGGTACGGTTGCCTCTCCACCGCACCTCAAAATGCAGGTGTGCTCCATAGCAGTTGCCGGTATCGCCGCTGTAGCCGATCAGCTGCCCCTCCTGCACCTGTTGGCCCTGGGTCACGCAGAGTTTGCTCAGATGGGCATACAGGGTTTCGAGGGTTCCGTACTTGTAGGTCGTGTGGCGCAGCTTGACCATGTTGCCATAGCTGTTGATGTCCCCCTGGGTGCGCTTGCCGTTCCAGCGGTAGGCCGTCTCCACTGTGCCGCCCTCTGCGGCGTATACCGGCGTGCCCACCGCCGCGCGGAAATCCAGCGCCCGGTGCAGGCTGCCGTCATTGTAGAGCCAGCCTGCGGTGATAATGTGTTGGGCCAGGGGCCAATGCAGCAGGGCTTCTTCATTCTTCAGCCGCATTTTTATCCTCCTTATTTTGTCCTCTTCCATATCCATACCGATAAATAAGGCGGCATGTTGTTGTGGGCTGCCCCGGAACCGCCGGAGGCGACTGTTACGGTTTTGGATTCCCAGTTCGGAATACCCCAGCCACTTGATTGCGTTTGGACATACGCATCCGCAGAGCTTCCGGTTTTGGAGCGTATTACGTTGCTTCCGTTGGCCACAGACAGCGAATAATTCGGTAGCTCGCTTTGTGTAAGCTTATGGGTGAATTCGCCCCCAGTGCTACCTGCGGGATAACTGCTGGAAGCAGCAAACAGGAAAGTATCAGATATTCTTTCCCACGTGCCACCAAATAGATTTGCCGGGCTTGTACTGTTTACGCTCATGTAAATGCTGCCAATCGGCCAGGCTGCAAGTTTTGCTTCCGCGATGGCCGCCTTCACCGCCGCCGGCGTTGCCGCAACACCACCATTGGTCGAACTTGTTGAACTGGTCGAATCACTCAATTTCACACCGCCCAAAGTCGAAGCATTACCTGTCGGCAGTGTGTACTTAGTATCTGTTGTCGGCGGTGTGTATCCCAAAGCACTTGTCACGTCCGCCTTTGTCAAACTAATCGTGCCGGAATTCTCCGTAATGTTACTCCCGATTTTTACACCACCCAAAGTCCAAGCACTTGCGGTTGGCAGTGTGTACTTGGTATCAGTAGTCGGTGGCGTATAACCCAGTGCATTTGTCACGTTAGTCTTACTAATGCTGATCGTGCCGCTGTTCACTGTAATATTGCTGCCAATCTTTACGCCACCCAGGGTTGAACTGGTAGCGGCAGGCAGCGTATGGGTACCGGAGGAGGCCGGTGTCATATAGATCTGGTTGCTGTTCAGCGTTCCTTCACTCTTAGCATTATCATACTGGGCTTGCGTCAGGTAGTTGATCACCAGGCTGTCCAGCTTTGTATCAGTGGCCATAATCATATACCTCTCGTTACAATCGCGCTGATTGCGGATAGTCCACTCGGCAGCCCAGTCAGTTTTCCGTTGTTGATGCTTAGGCTCAGGTTGGTGCTGCTTGGGCCGCCGTATATGGCGCTCTTGTGGTACTTGTCGCCCTCAAACGCGACCAGGCTCGTAGTCTGCCCGCCCCAGCCGCCGGAACTGGTTATGGTGCCATAGCCCCAAATCTTAATGGTTCCGCTGGCGGTCTTAAAACTCACGCTGGGGTTGGTGTCCGTAATGGCATAAGCCTCCACATTGTTATTGCCATTGCCGCCGGAACTCCCGCCGCCGGCATAAGTTCCTGTCACACCAAAAATGTTCACACCGCTCTTAATGTTCCCGGCCACTAGGTTTGCATCGCCCTTGATTGTCTGTGTCCCGCTCAGGTATTGCCCAGATGCAATGCTCTGGTCGGTTGTCTTCGGGATGTAAGTTGCTGCGCTTTTTTTGGTCACATCACTGCCAATATAAGTGCTCGATATCGCATTCACGGTCACTTTGCTCAGTCCGTCATATCCGCTGTCCGGGCTTACCGTCTGGGTGCTTTCACTGGGACTGACCGCTTTGCTCTGTAGTGTTGGGCCGCCAGTTGCCTCGTTGTAGCTGCCGGTTACATTAAAAATCGTTACACCCTTTTTAATATTACTCGCAATTAAATTGCTATCGCCTTTAATTGTCTGGGCACCACTTAAATACTGGCCGGATGCAATGCTTTGATTGCTAGTTCCCGGCGTATAAGTGGCGGCGCTTTTTTTGGTTACGCTGCTACCGATATACGTGTTCGATATGGCTTCCACCGTGACGGAACTTAAAGCATCGTAACTGCTGTCAGGATTTACGGTTTGAGTATTCTCACTTGGGGTAACTGTTTTGCTCTGCAATTTTACGTCGCTGGAACCACCACTCACAAAGCCGCCCTGCATGTCAACGGCATTGCTGCCTAAATACACACCCATGCAACTGTCACCACCTTCTGAGCGTAACGTTTGTCGCACCAACGCTGGCTGCCGTTATGTCAATGGTTTTTGCGCTGCTGCCGTCCCATGCGCCCTGACTGGTTCCGTTCAGTTTGATGGTCAGGCTGCTATTTAGTTTTTCGGCGCTCGTTGCGGAGCCGCCTGCGTTGTTGGAACCGGCATAGTTTGTGGTTCCGGTGACTTTAGCCCCTGTGGCACTGTGGGCAATTACCCCTTTCGGCAGGTCGGCAGCCCGCACCGTATCGCCGGTCAGGTCGAGGACAACTTCATCATTGATAACAACCTTGTTTACGGCCATGCTCAGCCTCCGATCGTCAACGTCTGGCCGCCAGCCGCATTATCAACGTATGTGGCCGGGATCGCCTGCACAGTAACTTGAGACAGGCAGTTATACGCTTTGTCGGGCAGCACAACCTGCTGCTCAAAGGTCGGCGTAACGCTCTTGGCCTGCGGCTTCATACCTTCGCTGCCGCTCATAGAGCCTTTCACGCCCAGGACCGTAACGCCCTCGCGGATATTTGCGGGCACCAGCTTGGCCTGTTCGGTCGCTGCGATAGTCACTCCGCCCGCGCCATCGTGAAAGCCCATGGGGATGGTGTATTTACCAGAAACGGTGCTGATTTCACCGTTGACTTCGCCGTTGTTGGGCATCGTGCCGGTCATTTTAGCGCCACGCGCGTAGAATGTTTTCCCGTTCAAAACCTCCGCCACAGCTGCGGTGGCATCGCTGGTATCCGCGTCTTTCGTGCTGGTACCGGTAATAGGGGCGCCGGACTTGTCGTGCGCCGTGATACCTTTGGCCAGCTTGTCCGGGGTTACAGTGTCTGCGGTAAGGTCTAGCTTAGTCTCCTTGCCAATAACCACCTTGTTCACATATTTATTGGGCATTGTAGTACTCCTCTCCTATAATCAGTGTGTAGCCACTGGAATCGTTGGCTACCTCGTACTGAGGTATCTTCTTGATTGTTAGGTCCTGCTGCATTAGTCGCTTTGCGGTGGGCAAAACCTGCGCCGAGAACAACGGCGTGATGTCATACGGCCCGCTGTACTCCGGCGCACCCACCACTGTGGTGCCGGTCACGTCCACCCGCACGGATGCCGCCCCCGCAATGCGCACTGATACGGCGCTCTGTTGGGCCACTCGCACCTGGATCATGCACCATCAACCTCCTGGAATAAGGTCGGGCTCATTTTGAGCGTCAAAATCTCCGTCTGCGGCTGGTCAGTGCTGTCCCGCAACGTGATGCGGGTGTCCATGTACAATGCTTCGCCGCCCAGGAATTTGTACGTTTCTTCCCGCGTCCAGGGGATAAGGATGATGTTCTGCCCTTCCTGCCGGGTGCAGTCATCCGGCCAGACGTTGGATTTAATGGCCGGGAAGCCATTATAATTTTTTTGTTTAAATACAAATTCTATCCGGCTCACATCGTCCAAATCCATCCCGATTTCCACGGGCAGCGCAAATTGCGTTCCCTGTTTCATTCGTTTTTCTCCTGGCTCGGCTGGTTCTCCGCTGCCATTTCCTCCGCCGCCATGTTCTCCCGCACAGCGGCAAGTATGTTTTCGAGGATCAGCTCAGATACCGCATAGGGAATCTGGGCATCATTCAGGGCAGCAATAATCCTGCGTTTGCAATCTTTAATGCGTTTGGTATCGGTCATGGTCTGCACCCCCTTATGTGTCACAGCCGCGCATTTACAGCGTCTTTCAAGGTTTTGATAGCGGCCAGAAGATCCTCATCCAGAGCCACGAAGGAGGCCCTGTTGTTCTGGCTGGTGATGTTGCCGTTGTCGTCCAGTTCCATGTATGTGTAGCTCACGCGTTCGCCTTCGGCGGTCGTTACGATTGCCACGCCAGATAATTTCTTCATGTTAATCCCTCCGATTCATCCAATAGAATGTCTGCGGTTTCGTCCGCTCCGGTATCTAATTCCAACAATTCGGTTGCGGCATCGGTGCTGGCCTCCTGCGCACGGGCTGCGGTGCTGGCGGCCAGCTCAATGCCCGCCGGGGTACCAGCGGGATAGCTGCTGTCACTGCGATCGGCATAGCTGCCCTCATAGCCGCGCTGGGCGGCCATGCAGAGCCATGCAAATTGCTGACCTGGTGCGCCGTGTATAATGGCATACTGGCCGCAGTTTTCGGCCCACAGGTGGCCGGTTCCATCGCAATCCGTCAGCAGCCAGGCGGGCTGCCCGTGCTGGGCGATGGTCTCCGCATAGCGCGGGTCAAGGGCAATCAGGCACCAGCCTTCGGGACCGCACTGGCCCTTGCCCCAGTCCGCAAAGGTTGGCACCGGCGTCTCAAAGGCGGCCATTTTCAGCGCGCCGAAGCTGGTAGGCACCACGCGGGATTTGCTGCCCCAAACGTCCAGATTGTGTACATTCAGCTTGCCGGAAACACCCACCCGGGTCGTGTTAAAATCGGCATCGCTGTCATCGCTGCGGTTGTAGGTGATCTGCATCCCAACGTAAGATGTGGGGTCAAGTCCATTCACCCAGCCGTACTTGGCGTATTTACTGCACGCGCCAATATAGCTACTACCAGCCTCCGAGTACAGTACACCGGTCAGGCCAATGCTGCCGGTGTTTATGGTGGCGTACCAGGCAATATGCCTGTTGTCGATGTACACACGCTCACCGGCCTCGGTGCCCATACGTATCCAGGCGTTGTCCAGATCGTACACCGTGTTGTACTTTAGGTTGTGCAACTGGCCTGTGGTGATATTGCCGCCGTTGATGATCGTCTTGTCCTGGTTCCAGGTACTCAAATCCGAAAATGTCACCACGCCGGATAGGTTGATCTGTGCGCTGGTGATCTCTGTTCCGCCCGCCGTCAGCTTGATGGTGCTGGAAGTGCCGCTGGTGGAAGCCGTCAACTTGATGGTGTCAAACGTCTGCTTGATCTCGGTTTTGGTTTCGTTGGCGGTCAGATAGTCGCCGGTGCTGGCCGTCCAGGCAGTGGGGGCGTTGCCCATCTGCACCATGGGGTGCATGATGGTCAGATCGTTGGTAACGGTGGCAAAGTCATTGGCAGTGCTCACAAACAGGCCATCTGCATATCCGTCCGCGGTCGCTGTGAACGCCGCCCAGCGCAGCTTCCAGCCGTTGTCCAGCTCAATGTCCTGCTTCGCATTTTTGAATGCTTTGTCGTAATAACTTTTTGCGCCGCTGCTGTTCTTGGTCTCAAACTGCAAAAACAGGCTGTCCGTGCCAGAGTTGAGCTTGTACAGTACGCTGGCGCAGTAGGTCATGCCCTTGGCAATCACCAGTGTTTTGTCCGCACCAAAGTGGAAGCGGGTGTTCTGCGCCTTATTGGTCACTCGGACGGATTCACCGCTGATCGTGTATGTTCCTTTTTTTCTCAGGTCATTGCCGCCTGCATCCAGGGTCGCATTGTTCCAGTCATCGGTGCCCGCAATAATATTGTTGCCGCCGGTGATCCGCTGCGTTACCGTCTGGGTAATGCTGTCGGCTTTCTGGTCAATCGCGGATACTGATTCTTTAACGGTTTTGAATTCCCGCTTTGTGCTGTCCAGGTCGTTGGAAATGGTTGTGGTGGTTTCTTTCAGGCTGCGGACTTCCGTTTTGATTTCATCCGCCGATTGGGAGATCAGGCTTTTGGCGTTTTCCTCTGTTATGTAGTCCCCGCTGCTAGCTGTCCACGCGGTCGGCGCATTGCCGTATTGCAGCATGGGGTGCAGCAGCGAAAACTTGTTGGTGTAGCTGCCGCCATACCCCGCCCTTATGCTGCCGCAGCCAAGTTCGACCGTGTCCAGAACACCCGTAGCGTCGGGTGTCCATGTGCCATACCGCAGCACCCAGCCGTCTGTCTGCTCAATTTCAAGCTGATTTTCGGTGGTTATGCTGGTATAGTAAGAATTTCCGTTGTCGGCGGCATACGTAAGGCTCAGGCACAACCCGTCGGTGCCGGAAATTAGTTTGTACATGACGGACAGGCACAGGGTAACGCCTTTGGTAATGCGAGCGCCACCGGTATTGAAAATAAAATACCGATTGGAACCTGCGTTTGTTACGGTCGCGCTGCCGGTATCGTTGTACGTGGCCGAACTGCCGCCGATCGCGTTACCTCCCAATTTAGCATTCTTGAAGCTCTCACTGCCCAGGATCAGGTTGCCGCCGCCGGTGATTTTGGTGTCTTTTTTCACCTCAGAGGAAAGCCCGTCCACCGTTGCTTTCAGGTCGGTATACTTTCCGGTCAGGTCGCTGGCCTTTACTTCCAGGCCGTCCACGCTGGTCTTGATCTCCAGCATTTTGCCGGTCAGGTTCTTGTAGCTCTGCTCATTTACAGCTGCGGTTCCGTCCCGTGTGGCGTTGCCGGTGGATTCCAGCGTGACCTGCTGACCGGATATTTTCCGGGTCATGATATAGGAGCTCAGCACGTTTCCGCGGGCATCAGTGACGGATACAATGTTTCCCGGTGCTGGCAGGGGAAAATCCGCCGGGACGGTTACTTTGAGCGGTGTGTAGGTCACGCCCTGCATCGTTTCAAATATCGCCTGCGCGACCGGCTTCAGTGCATCCGCAGTGGCGGATGTCAGCAGCAGGTTGCCCTGGATAACCAAGGCATTTGATCCACTCTCGTCGGACGGATACAGCACACCCACGTCGTCATCGCTCTGCCGGATCTGCACTTTGACGACTGGAGCGGTCTGAAACTTGTCATGCGACAGGCCGTCCCTTATGTATACGGTTGGCCCGATGCTCTGCGATGAACTGTAATCTGTGTACCAGGCAAATTCGATTTTCCCGTCCGATGTGGCCCGCAAAAAGGTACAGGACGCTTCGGCCACCCAGGCAAGCAACTGGCGGCCGGTCAGATTATCGGCATAAAAGGCCTGCACCAAATAGGTTCCATTGCGGGGCAGGGAGCTGTTGACAATGGTTACGCCGCACCGCTGTGCTACCAGCCCGGCGAATTTCCACAATGTCATCGGGAACTGATCCTGGATGGATCGCAGCCAGGTAGACTGTACGCCATCAAGCAGGGAGACTGCGTCATAGGCGTAGATTTTGTAGGTGTTGCGGGTCTGGCTGGTAGGCTTAACGGCCCAGTAGGTGCCCGCCAGGGTGCGCTGGCCGGATGTCTCCCGGTAGTGGGTCAGCCGGGTCCCGGATGTGATCGGCAGATCGGTTCCCGGCTCCACCCAGATTGTGATTTCCAGCTTATTGGAGCAGGCTGCGCCGGGACACAGGTCGGTGGTTTTGGATACGGTTTCGGTGCAGGTCAGGGAAAGAATGGCATTCTGACCAACGGTGCCGGCGGCAATCTCAGTGCCGTCATCCAGCACCAGGATGTTTTTAACCATTCAGACACCCCCTTAACATTCTTTGATTTCCAGCGTCATATCCCGCCAGACGCCCGCTTTCAGCCGCTGCAGGGCCGCCCCGTAGTTGGAGCAGTAGCAGGTGCGGGTGATGGTCTGGGTCACGTCTGCAGCATCGCTGGCCACAGGGCAGGTGAACTGGAACGTGGTCTTGTTTTGCAAAAGCCCCAACAGGTAGGCACAGTCGGCGTTATCGAGGTAGGAATATTCCAGCGAGGCGGTCAGCACGCCATAGCGCAGCACCTCACGATGGTAGACGCCCATCTCGTCGGCGCCGCTGTCACTGCTCTCAACGTCCGAAAACTTGATGGTGGGGGAGCCGGTGGGAACCGGTAGGGAATGGCTGTCGATTTGCAAGAGAGAAGTGCGTTTCAATGCTTTCATGCCATTCCTCCTGTCATGATTGCGCGATTTTGGCGGTATCGGTCGTTGGCGCGGCCGATGACCTCATCGCCGATGATGATGGGGCCACCATTCTCCCGGATGGATTGGATGATAAGCGTGACCAGGTCGGCGAGTTCGTCCAACGTGACGGGCTGCACGCTCCCACTACTTTGAGGAGAGACTGTCGGCACGGCCCAGGCAGGATCAACGCTCAGCGCGGTAGATACCCCTGTCTGCAGCCCCGCCATCTGCCCGGTCACAAGGTCACGCACATCAGTCATCGCGGATTTCAGGCATCCCATGCTGCCTGTGATGCCTTCGGCAATGCCGGGGGTGATCCAACGCCCAACTTTGTCTCTCATAATGCGGGACGGACTGCCGATTTTGAACGCACTGGTAAATCCATCGACAATGCCGGAAACGAAGCTGCCGATCTGATCCTGCAACCATCCGGCTGCGGCTTTGATACCGTTCCACAGACCTTCCACGGCCTGCCTGCCGATATCAAGCAATTTGCCGGGCAGCTGCATAAGGCCGTTCACGACATTGTTGAGCAGTGTCTTGGCCGCTTCGGTGCCTTTCTTCCCCAGCTGAACAGCCCACTGGGCCACATTGGTCAAGGCCGTGGTCAGCCATTTCAGGGTATTCCCCGGCAGCTGGCAGAAGAATGCCACGACATTGGTAAGAAATGTGCTCGCCGCCTGTTTTGCCAGCGCCGGCAGCTGCACCGCCCAGCTTGCCAGCGTGCCTAGTGCCTGGCCCAGGAAATTGCCGACCATATAGGGGATCTGAGAGAAAAAGGCCGAAATATTGTCGGGCAGCTGCTGGATGAACGTCATGGCGTTCTGGATGCCGGTTGGCAGGGTTACCGTAAAGAAGTTCACGATCGCCTGGGCCGCATTACTCACGAAGTTGGTAATATTAGTTCCCAGGTCAATCCAAAACTGCTTGAACGGTTCGCAGGTGTTCCACAGGTAGATGAACCCTGCAACAAGTGCAGACAGGACACCAATTACCACCGTCACAGGCCCCCCAAGCGCAGCGATTACCCCGCCAAAGGCTGCACCCGCCGAGGTCGCACTGGTGATGGCCGTGACCACACTGGTAATGACAGACACAACGGGAGCCAAAAGAGCACCAAGCCCGGTCAACGTTTTGAACACACCAAGCCCTGCGCCAATGGATGCAAACGCGGTAACTAGCCCGTCCGCATGGTTTTGCACAAATGTGCCGATTTCCTGAAAAATGCTTTGCAGAACGGGTGCTGCCGCTTCCACCGCCGGGGCAATCTCCGATACGGCACTCTGAATTTTTCCAAGTGCTGCATCAACAAGGTTCAGAACGCTTTGAAGCAGCGGCAGCATAGAAGATAGCAGGCCGGACAGCGGAGCCATTGCCCCATACAGCGATGACCATAGCCCACCCAGCTTGCCGCTTATCGAAGTCCACAGGCCGCTCAAATCAGGGGAAATGCTTCCAAGTGCCTGCCCGATGGCCGCGCTGATCTGCGGACCGGCGCTGGTTATAAAAGTCCCAATGGCTGACGGCAACCCCTTGAGGATATTCCCAACCGCCGGGAACAGATTTCCGAACAGGAAGGACGTTACCGTGTCTGCGAGACCGTTCAGGGCGGGCTGAATATCCTGCCCCAGGGTCAGCTCTGCAAGGACGTTGGAAAACGCCGCCTTCACGGACGCCATCGAACCCGAAATGGTCGTTGCCGCCTCCTTGGCTGTGGTTCCCGTGAAACCCAGGTTGTCCTGGATTACCTGGATGGCGTCGATGATGGAGTTGAATGGCACGTCCTTGACAGTGTCGGCCGTGACTTTAACGCTGTCTCCGAGCACGCCGCTGTCATTGATCAGCCGGGCCATTTCCGCTTGGGTGCCGCCGTACCCCAGCTTGAGGTTGTCCAGCATCGTGTAATTGTCTTTGGCAAAACCCTGGTATGCGTACTGGATGGCGGACATATCCGTGCCCATCTTGTTGGCGTTGTCCGACATCTGGATAATAGCCTGGTTGGCGTACTTGGCCGCCGCGGCGGTATCTCCGCCCAGGCCCTGCAGCAGGGTAGCCGAAAAGCTCGTCACCTGTTCCATATAGTTGTTGGCGCTGACACCGGCTGTTTTATAGGCGACGGCTGCGTATTGCTTGATGGTATCCGCACTGTCCTTAAACAGCGTTTCAACGCCGCCGATGCTCTGCTCAAGCGCAGCGCCCTCGGTGACGGCCTTGGAAATGGCAGCCCCGATACCGGCCGCAGCGATTACTTTTTTGAACGTACTGACAAGACGGCTGCCTAGGCTTTGCCCTGCGGATTCCCCAGTCTGCGCCGGGGCATCGCCCAGCGCTTCCTTGATTTTCCCGCTGATCCCCTTGGCGCTCGGGATGATCTGCACATACGCCTTGCCAAGTTCTGTACCCTCTGCCATGATCTCACTTTCCTTCATCAGCGGCCCGGATGGCCGCCCAAAATTCTTCCTCGCTGTTAAATGCCTGTACCGTGCTGCGCTTTTCTTTTCCGGTAAGCATCTCTGCAACGCTCTGGGGGCGGTGCCGGTTTTTCTGCCCGTCCTTGGTCTGCATCCAGACCAGCAGGCTCAACCGGTCCACCATGGCTGCCTGCATCAGCAGTGAGGCCGTCATTTTAGCCCCCGCCATCTTCATGCGGATGCGCGAAGTTTCCGGCAGGCCGGCCGCCAGGGTGGCAGCCAGCCGTACCGGAAGCGCACGCCAGTCAAAGATGTGGTAGGTTTCGGCAAAATCGCAGATCAGCGCATCCTCATCGGCATGGACCATCGCAGCGAGGATCAGGAGTTTTTTGCGCCGGTCCCGTCATTGGAAAGAATGTCATAAAACGCTTCCATCACAGCGTCGATCGGAACCTTCCCTTTGTCATTGCGCAGGTAGTCGTATAACTTTTCGCGCTGCTCTTCCCCCAGCAGCAGGCGCAGCGCCTTGCTAACTTTCAGCGGTTGGCCGTCCTCCGCTTCCGCCAGTGCATCCAGAAATTCCTGGTCTACATTCTCTTCTGCAATGGCATAGGCAAAGCCTCTTTTGGTTTTTCCCTCAATCATCACGATTCTCCTTTCGCCTTGATGTACTCGTAGTGCGTATTCCCGTCCGTGTCCGGCGTGGCGGTGATGGTGGTTTCATAGCCCACTGCATCCTCGTCAGAGTAGGTGATTTCGCCAACCTCGGTCACGGCGGCGGACGGGATGACAATGCGCTTGTGGGCGCCACCGCGCATGACCTGCTCAATGACCCACGCGGCGCTCTCCTGCGGGTCACTGTTCGCTTTCACGGTGATGCCGGTCTCCAGCGTGCCGGTCACGTTGTCATCGCCATAGACAGCTTTGAGTACATCGGGGTTCAGCGCTTCAATCAGAACAAAGGCGAAGGTATCGTCTTTCGAGCTCTGATAAGTGAGAACTGTATCCCCGCCCCACGCTTTGATGTTGTCGCTTTTCGGGCTGTTTGCGTTGGTCAGGCCATCCTCACCGCAGTAACCCAAGCAGACGAACTTTGCATTCAGCGCGGTGGTTGCATCGGTGGGCAGGGTAGTGCCCGCCGGGGCGCGGAAGATTGCACCGCCTTTTTGGGGCTTGCCGGTGGTAACATTGGATGCGTTTGCCATGTGAATCATCCTTTCTCAATAAAAAACCAGGTCGAAAACGGCCTGGTAACGGTAGTGTTTGGTTGTTGTATCGGTAAAATTGTAGTCGCTGTTCAGGCGGCAGGCGCTGACATCGTCAATGCCGGCCAGTTCATCCATCGCCGCCTTGACCCGTTCGTTCAGTTCGGCCGCTGCCAGCAAACTGCCAGCCCAGCTCTGCACGGCCAATGTGGCACGGTTGACCCGGTTGGTGCGGCTGCTGCCGGTTTTCTCCACCAGCACAAACGTGTTGGGCGGATTTTCCGGGATCTCCATGTACACCGGCACGGTAAGGGCAGTGCTCAGGTGATTTATTGCGATTTTCTCTATCATTTCAGCGCCTTCAAGATCGTGTTGTTTTTCAGGTTGTCCTGTTTGGCTTTGGCCGAAACCGCAGAAACACGGGCTACCACGCGGGTTGGCATGAGATAGTCGCCGGATGCGTAACCATTCCCGCACGCCTGCGCCGCTGCATCGGCTTTGCTTTTCAGGATTGCCTTCACCTCGTCCGAGCGCAGCAGAGCGCGGACACCGGAACGGTTCAGCTCGAATTTGTATTTACTCATACCGTTCCACCTTCACCTTCTTGTTCCAGCACAGCGGGATCAGGTTCTCAATGCCCTGCACCACATCGCCGTAGGTGCGGAATTTCTGGCCCCAGAATTCCACCGTCACGTTGTGCCAATCGTGTGCGTCGCCCTTGGGCATGGCCAGCGTATAGGCCAGCCGCCTGCCGTAAAGCTGCAGATCGTTGACGATGTCCTCCGTGGCCGGTTCGCCCACCAGCACGTTGTGTACAGTGACTGGTGTTTCAGTGTAGATCGGCGCGTGGAAAGCGTCCTCGCCGGTCTTGGTCTTTTCGTACAGGATGATGTCGATACCCTTCAGCATAAGTCCTCCAGCGGGCTGTGTGCGCCGATTTTGTCTCCGATGCCCAGAAGCTTCTTTTCCAGCTTGGAAAGGTACAGCTCTCCGACCGAGCCGCCGGACACCGTCCAGCTCTGCTGGTAGCCCAGCGCCGATGCGGACGCCTGGGTGGCACCCATCGGGTACATGGCGGTGCCCTGCCCGCCGGGGCCCGCGTCCAGTTGGCGGCGCACCATGCGGCAGGATACCAGCTGTTTGCGCTCAAACGGGGCGTCCTGGCTGTATGCGTCGATGACAATGCCGGCTTCGGCCAGCAGGGCGCTGCAGAGCGTCTTTTCGTCATCGCTCAGCGTTCGGAACCCGGCTTCGACCTCTTCCACGGTTGCATAGACCATTGCCATCACCTCATTTCCTGGCGGCGGCTTTCTTCTTCGGGGCCGGGGCGGCGGTCTGCTTGGCGGCGGTCTGCTTGGCGGCGGGCTCTTCAGCGGGCTCTTCAGCGGGCTCTTCGGCGGGCTGCCTGGCGGGGACGGCCGCCGGGGCATCTACGCGGGTATGCCCCTCCGCCAGATATTCAGCTTCCCGCTCCGGGGCAACGGCCATCAGGGTGCCGGTCAAACGATTTTTGAATTCAATCATGATCAGGACCCCGTTTTGGCTGCGCCGGTCAGCTTGTTGAACACCGTGGTGTCGCAGCGGAAGCCGACTTCGATCTCGGCGCGCACGGCGAACATGTTCTGCTCAAACAGGTTGATGGTGGTGGAACCGTCGGTCAGGGTGGCCTGGTCGGAAATGGCGATCTGCACGCCCTCCACGGTGCCGTATACGGCCTGGCTCCAGTCGCCCGCAAAGCCGACAACGGCGGCATCGCTGGCCGTGTTGGCCGTGTAGGCGCCCTTGCTCTGGCGCACCTGTGCGCCCAGAATCATGGGCACTGCGCCTTCCGCCACGCTGTTGATGAACAGAGGACGCTTATTGCCGTCCACCGCGTTCAGCAGGATGGCCTTGCCCTGCGGGGCCAGTACCCAGCCGTTCAGAATGCCGTCATGGGCGGCAATGTCGGCGTCCGCAGCAACCAGACCGCCGTAAGCGTTGGTCAGGATGCTCTGGGCCGTGCAGGCTTTCAGGGTGTCGAAGTTGGAGCCGGGGGCTTTCACCGCCCCGAACACGGTCTGGTCAAACTTTTTGGCCAGAGCGCCGGGCAGACGCTGCACCAGCTGATCATACAGGGCGGGCACATCGCGGCGGAACTGGTTGGAAAACGGTACGATGACGGCCAGGGTGTAGGGCTGCATCTGCTTGGTGGCCAGAGTGCCGCGCTTGACCGGCTTTTTCTCGGTCTCACCGACCCAGCCCGCTTCGGGGTCGCCGGTGATAACGGGGATGGTTGCGCCCAGGCCGGGCAGCGGAATCTTCCGGGCCAGTGCCATGACGGCGCTGGATTCCTGGGCTTTCTGCAAAATTTCGCTGGACACGCTGCCCGGCAGGGAAATAGTAGTCGTGCGGTTGATATCAATAGATGCCATACTTTTGCTCCTTTACTTCATGACTTCGTTGAACCACTCCGCGAACTGCTCGCGAGTGGAACCGGTTGGGGTTTTGTTCGGGTCGCCGCCGTCGCGGACGTTGGGGTAGCCGCCGGGGGCGGCATCAAAGGCCCAGGCTTTTTCCTTGGCCAGGGCATCCAGCGCGGCCTGGATATCGCTGGTGCGGTCCTTGCTGACTTTCAGCGCATCCACGTCCAACATACCGCGGATGGCCTTTACATCGCGCCCGTGGGCATCGCGGATTGCGCCGTCCAGGGCGGAATCAAAGGCAAAACTGTCGGCCTGGTCGGCCAGCTGGCCCTGAAGCTTGGTGATCTGGCCTTTCAGGTCAGCCACGTCAACGCCTTCAAAGGCTTTCAGGCCGTCCTTGGCGGTGTTCAGCTGGGTGGTCAGGTCGTTCACCTGGGTCTGCAGGTTGGCGGCTTTGGTCTTTTCGGCGGTGATATCCCTGCCGTTTTCGCCCATCAGCCAGTCCAGCTGCTCATCAGTGATGCCGGGAATTTTGGTTTTGACTTCTTCACGTTTCATGGGTATCCTTTCTGCCTGCGCTTTGTTTACGCGGGTCGCGTCCGCTTTGGCTGTACAGTTTTACGCCATGCCGGGCATGTTTTGGGGGATAAATGGGTATAAAAAGTGCCCGCCCTGACCTCATGCGGTCAAAGGCAGGCATAAAAATACCACGGTGCAGAATTTGCATCGTGGCTTCAACAAATTGTTGGTATGCTGTTAAAATCTTGCACTTCGCTAGGTCAGCGGTTGATTGCCGTTATGATCAGCACCAGCACAACCCAGATAGCAAGATTGATCCAGATGGGTGACAGCACCCAAAGCCATGACCAGTGAATAAAACCGGTCAGTTTAAGAGCGATAAAGAGAAGAGCCAGCAGGCTGCAAAAACCGATGCCGGAGTTGGAACCGGAGTGTTTATCCATAGTGTGCCTCCTGAAAATGGGCATGAAAAAACCACGGTGCGCGTGCATCGTGGTTCAATGAATGAACAAGATTAAATACGACCCTGCTCTTTTAATTTTGCAACTTCCTCAGGTGTCAATTTCCGAAATTTGACAGGCTCTTTTGCCCATGCTTCCTGGCGCTCCTGCCAGGCAAGCTCGCCTTCCGTCATATGTTTGCTATCTTTCATATGTTTGCTATCTTTCATGGCAAAGTCACCTCCAACACAACTTCTTTTTCTTTTAATAATAATACTCTATACAAGGTGTCTTTGTCAAATAAAAGTTCTCGTTGCTCCTTGAATTTGCTCAACGGTTCAACATATCCAGCCAGAGAACCCGACCTCGCACAAATTGTAATACGAAAGTCTTTTTTCAAAGAGCCGCTTTTCACTACGGATGTGCTGTAAAATTGTCCGGGGCAAACAATATCTCCGACATGCATCCCGTCGAAAGGATTGAATTCCATTGCCCGATAACACAAAACATCATGCTCCAAGGGACTGCGTTTTAATGCATCAGAGATTCGCTCAGCGTACATGCGCAGATGGGCATCTTCTTCGGAATCGCCGCGCAGCATTCGGTTGATGCGTTCAAAAAAACGGTTCGGTCTCTGATCTCCGGGGTTATATGTATATTTTTGTATAGCGTCTTGTTCGACCGCAGAGAGCTTATCAATCCACGGCTGGGCCTCTTTACGGAGAACATCGACCACCTGATTTTCAGGGAGCGGATTAAAGTTTGAGATTTTTGGTAAGGCATTCTTCACGGCATACGCCGCCCTTTTCTGTGCGTTGATGCGTTCCTTGTTGGCCGCATAATTCACCCGCCGCATCTTGTTGATGTCTCCGCCTGCATCCCGGTACTGTTTCAGGTACTTGTCCGGGTCATACCCGGCCACGGTGGTGTTGTGGTCGAACCGGATGGCAAACTCACAGTCACAGTTGGCGTGGATGTGGTCGGCGTGGCCGCCTTTCAGCACCTTGCTGCTGGCTTTCTGCCAGCCGTTGCTTGCCAGTGTGATGCAGAACGGGCAGGTATCCCCGTGGGGCACCCAGGCCCACTCGGCCCCATCGCGGACGGCGTTTTTCAGGGTAGTATCCGCCCCGGCACGCTTGACCAGGCGGCTGACGCCGTTGGGCAGGTTGGCGGGGTTCTGGTTCTTGGTGGCGTTCACCATGCGGGCCACCTCGCCGTAGTCTGCCGGTTCGGCTGGCTCTGCGGCGGGCACCCCGGCGTTGGCCGCTTCGGCCAGTGCATCATACATCTGGCAGGCCAGCTCTGCGCTGCCCTCGCCGTACTTTGTCACCAGCGCGGCGGCGTAAGTAATCAGCGCATCGGCATCCCCGGTGCCGTGGGTGTCTATGTACTGCCGCATCAGCTGCCCGGCTTTCTGGTTCAGGCGGGACAATCGGGTGATGTATTCATTCCACGTTTTCGCCGTTATCTGCATTGTCTACCTCAACAAGCAACTGCTGCCCGCGCACCCGCTGTTCCTGCGCCCGGATGCGCCGGATATCCGCCTGATCAAAGCCGATCATCTCCAAAAACGTGTCGGTGGCGGCAAACTCCTGCCGGGCGGAAGCAATCTTGATGGCGGCATCCGCGGTCACGGCCACACTGGGCATGGCGGGGTTCCGAAAGTGGGCCATCACGTCCCGCTCTTTCTCGGTCAGCTCATCCAGCGTTACTTTGCGGGCAATGGCCTGGGCCATCCGGGCAATGGTGCGCAGCGCGTCGCCGTTGCCGGTGTTCAGCTGCTGGGCCAGCAATACAAGGGTCTGGCTCTGGGCCAGAATGGCATCGCTGCTGGTGGGGTTGGCGTCGTTCACCACACCCACATCGGTTACGGTCAGGCCGGTGGCAGCGGCAAACTGGGTGGCCGTCATCCGCATCTTTTCAACGTGCGGCGAAAGGCTGCCCTGTGCCAGCTGGCCGAACGCGGGTTTTTCGCCGGTGTCGGGGTTGGTCGTGGCCGCGATGATCGCACCAACGTACTGCCGGAACTTGTCCGATACGATGGTATCGTACTGCTCATCCGTCACGCCCAGAATGTATTTCTGCGGCGTGGTGTCAAACTCCAGCGCAATGGCGGCGTTGGCCACAACCCGCACGTAATCGTCGATCAGGGAGCGGATGGGCTGTTTCAGCCGGGAGCGGCCAAACGGCTTGCTGCTGGTGGCGTTCCAGATCAGTGGCTCCATCAGCGGGCGGCCCATCTTATTGGGATGCCGTTCTGCTGTCCAGACGGTCCCTTCACGGGTCAGTACGATCAGGGCGGTGCCGGTATACAGGTTGACGATGGACGGAGTCCATTTCCCTTCGTCCTTTTCGTCCTTCATGGTGTCGATGATGGCAAGGCCGCAGTCGATCCGGCCTTTCTCGCCGCTCCACAGGGCAGCGGCCGCAGCAGGGGAGTGGAACCGGATCCGGCAGCCGATCGCATCGTCAGCCGAAAGCGTGGCAAACACGCAGCCGTATTTCAGCTCATCGCGGCAGGCTTTGGCGTATTCGGCCACAAGGCGGTTATCCGCCACCAGCCGGGCAAGGCTGTCCAGACTGCCGCCGGTGCCCACAAAGCCGTCAAACATACTGCGGGCGGCCAGTACGTCCACCGCTTTCTGACCCCAGCTGCACCCAACCTCCAGCCCGCGCAGACCTTGCGGCAGCGCAAGACCAAGGTTCACGTCCTGCAAGGTGACGTGCCCCTCGTAATACTTGTCTTTGGTGGCGTTGCGGCTCTGATGATACATATACGTTTCGGCCAGGTCGCTAAGCTGCTGCTGTTCCGCGGCGGTCAGCCCGGCTACATGGCCAAAATTCAGGGTATTCGTCATGGTTCTCCTCTCATCCGATGCGCATTTTGCGGGTTGGGTCGCGTTTGCAGGTTTTCGCGCCCCACAGTGCCAGGGCGCAGGCTTCCAGCGGCAGGCTGTTGTCACCGCCAAAGCCATACCCGCCGCTGATGGGGCGCTTGGTGCTGGTAATGGCGCTCTCGTTCAGGGCCTGCTGCGGTTTGTACCAGGTCAGGGAGTGTTCGTTGATTGCGGTGGTAATCAGCCCCACCGATGCGATTACGTCCCTGGCAGAGGGGCGGAGCACGGCGCTTTTGGCTTTCCAGGTGGGGCGGATGCGCTCCACCAGCACGTCCACCCCGTTGCGGCCATCAATCACCACACAGCTTGCGCGGTCATAGCGTTCGTTCAGCCAGTCCACCAGCCAGGCCAGGCCGCGGCCGGTGGGCTGCTGTTCGATCAGCGAGACGCGGGCCGGGCCATCTTTCGGGATCACCGCGCCGCACAGGCAGACAGCGGAACCATCCGCGGCAAACTTGACGCCGTAAGCGGTCTTGCCCTCCGGCTTTTCCGCCTCGCTGGCGCAGGCCGCCCAGGCCCGGGCATCCAGCGCCTTGTCGCTCTGCTCCGTCAGAACGGGGCTCCACCAGCCCAGGCGTTCTCTGGCAAAGCCGTCGGCACTCATGCTCCGGCACTCCTCCGCCGCAAACTCCTCGCTGAGCCGAATGCCCATGGCCGGGTTAGTCTGATACCAGACCGCGTGATCTTCTAGGTCGATCTTGTCCACCTGCTCTCCCTCCACTGACCATTCGTGCCAGGCATCGTGCGCGCCCGGTGCGCCAAGACAGGCCGTCCGGCGGCGGCGGAATACGTCGCCAGGACAGCCCGGATAGGGCGGCGTGCCGGTATAGATCAGCTGTCGGGTGCCGGTGGCCGATGCGGCCAGCGTGGCCATGATTGCCTCCACCTGGTCGTCCGTCAGTTCCTGTGCCTCGTCATAGACCACCAGCGAGATGCCGTCAAAGCCGCGGGCCGCCTGCCGGGATCGGGCCGAGAACTCAATGCTCCCGCCGTTCAGAAGCTCGATGCACTCCTCGCCGTTGGTGTAGCGGATGTTTTTCACCAGTTCCAGCACCTCTGGGTGCCGCTTGTCGGTAAACATCCGGGCCAGCCGGTTAAAGCTCTTTTTTGCCGTGCGCACCTGATGGGCGGTGTGCAGGATCTTCTCACCGTTGATGACCATTCCGAAAAACTCTCGCCCCTCCAGGCACACGTTTTTTCCGTTCTGCCGGGGCACGGCCAGCCCGGCAGAGGTCACGGTGTACCGCCCGGATGCATCCCGGCCCAGCCAGCAGTCCAGCACCAGCTGCTGCCATTCATCCAGCGCATTGCCGTAGGCGGCCATCAGCGCTGCGGCGTCCGCACCGTCGGTCGTAACGCGCTCCGGCTCGATGCGGTATCTTGGAATCTGTGCGCCGGTCATGCGTCCTGTTTTCTCCGATTCTGCACCAGAGTGAGTACGCTTGTCGGCTTAATGTCGGATATTTGCTCTTGCGGCACCTCCACAGGTAGGAGCTTAATCAGCATATCCAATCCAGACAGGTACGTTTTCCACAATGCCTCATAAGCCCGGAAGGCCGGGTTCTCTCTCACGCCCGACTGCCCACCGCCGTTGTCATATTCCACCGTGATGCCTTCCTCACCGATGGCTTCCCTGGCATCGTCCAGTTTGGATTTCATCCACGAAACATTCGAAATCACCGGGTCAAGCGACTTGATTTTTTTGTTATCCAATCCGTTTTTGGCCAAAAATTTAGCCAGTTTTCTGCACTCTGCGTCAGTCCTTTTCGCGATCTCCGCGCGCGCGCGATTAGAAGTATCTGCTGCCACTTTTTGCTTCTCCTTCCTGTTTTGATACCACCCCCTATCAAATTATTTTTTGCGGGGGTAAATCGGCGCTGGACGGCTTGGGGTCGCCCGCCGGCCGGGGTGGGGGTCCCTCCCCACCCCTCACCAGCTGCCGTCTGCAGGAGGCCTTTGTGTGCGGGTGTGCTGCGCAGAATTGGGTTTTGAGGGCGAAAGCTTGCAGCCTTTCTGCGCGTTGCACCAGTAATGCGCAGCCTGTAAGTTGTCCCAATCTTCAGCCGCAGCCCGCGGGGAAGCGTACCCGAACTCGCGCCAGCGGGCAACGGGGCGTATCTCATCCACCACAAAGCTGAGCGGGTGCGCCGCATCGGATGGTTCGTCGTAATGGATCGGGCCAAGGCGTCCGCCGCAGATTCCGCACGGCGCGCCCATGGCTTTCAGCCGCGCCCGGTGCTTTCTGCGCAGGGCTCCGTTGGCATACCGGGGGTTAGTCATAGGGGGGCCTTTCTCAGCGGCCGCTGGTAAGTCCAACATCCGCCGGGACCAAGTTTATATTTTGGGCGTTTACACTGCGTAGGATTTACGCAGCGCGGCAGGGAACAGATCACCCGTTCGTTGCCGCACATGCGCCAGATACAGCGGGCGCAGGGGTTGGTTGTTTTGTTGTTTTTATCTGCCATTGGTTACACTCCAAAACAAAAGAGGGCAGCCGGTGGGCTGTCCTCTCAATATTCTATGATATCAATTCTAGCACTAAAAAATCTTGCACAGTATCAACTTTTAGCCAATTCCTACGCGTTGCGCAACATTTTCCAAATATTTGCGGCGGCGGCGATAGAATTCTATCCGGCTAATTCCCGGCACTTCCAAGCGCTCGTATGTCCAGGTGCGGCAGGCCTTGCAGTTGAGTGCAATAGCCTTTTGCAGCGCGGCCCGTACCGTGGCGCTCTGGATGTCCGCCCCGATCTCATCCGCGGCGGCATCGATGGCCCGCATGATCTGCACATCCCGCTGTGTCTCAAGCTGCTGGATCGCCTCGGCCTTGTCGGCGGTGATGTCGTTGGAATTCCCGCCGGCGTGCGGCAGGTACACACGCACGGGCGCGCCGCAGCTGGTTGTGGTATCCACAAAATTTGTGCCGCTGCGCAGGATGATCTCATCCACCTGGCGATTATACTCGGCCTTGCGCCTGGCCTGGCCGCGCACCAGCTGCAGCGCAGCCAATACGATGTCATTCGGCAAGCGTTTGCTTTTCCCCACGTGTGTATACCTCCCTTAATCCGAAATATGGCTGTCTCTGTGTTCAGGTGTCAGGATCTCCGCCATGTGTGTGGCGTATAAATTTTTGATTCTTCATCAATCGCAATCACTTTTTTCATTTTCGTTGCTTTCCTTTCTCTCTCACAAAGGCATCAGCAGCTGTTCTGCGGCCGGCTGTTCCGCTGGGGTGTCCGCAAAACGCAGCTGTGCGACATAACTTGCGAACGCCTCTTCCTGCTTTGTAAAATATTCCTTGTCGATCTCAAACCCGGTAAAATCCAGCCCGGCATCCCACGCCGCGCGGCGGCTCGTGCCGCTGCCAAGGTGTGTGTCCAGTATCTTGTAGCCCTGTCTTGCAAATCTGTTATAAATCCACGCATACAGCGCCTGCGGCTTTTCTGTTGGGTGAAAATGCTCCTCGCCCTTGCTTCTTCCGCTGATTCCGCGCCAGATTTTCGCGTTGTCGTTATAGCTTGTCCACGCATACTCCGCCTGCGCCATCGTGAAGTCGTCCGGTATGTTCGTTTTTTGCCAGATTAAAAAGCATCGGCACGGCGGCAGCTCAAAGTAGTTGCCGCCCCAGATGATCTGCTGCTTGGAAACGCGAAACAGCTCATCAAAATACTCCTTGCCCGGCGCGTTGTCCCAGGCCACAATTTTTTTTGCCGAACTTAGCCGCCCATCCGCCGCCTGTTCTGTACGCTTGTATTTGTCGAATATCCCGCCGAACCTCGACCCGTCCCGTCTCCTGAACGCTTGCCCCCCGCCATACGGCGGGTCTACTACGGCAAGGTCAAAATATCCGTCCGGGTATTGCTTCATGGCCTGCACGCAGTCCACATTTTCCGCAACGCTTCGCCCGGTCCCGCCGGGCAACCTGTATTCGCTCATAAATCGTCCTGTCCTTTACTCCGGCAATGTTAGTTGTCGGTTCTTGCTGTCACCGTTCGCGCCTACAATTGTTTTATTTTATCCCGCCGGGGCGGGGGATAACGTTGTATTACCTGCGTTTCCGGCGCAGCTTGATGTATAGCCGCCATTCGGCCCGCTCCTCGTTATAGCTTGGCACAGCCCCCAAAAACCTGTAACCGGGGTAGCGCCGCTCCCAATAATCGGCATCGTCCACGCGCATAGTGCAGGCATCGGCCAGCTTGCGCGGGGTCCAGTGGGTATCATTGGGGCGGGGATAGGTGGGCCGCTTTAGGCCGCGGCTTGCATGCCAGCTTTTGCGGCGGCGGGGGTATTTCAGCATGTACTTGGCCAGCCCTTCCAGGCTGTCGTGTTCCGGCTGCAGGCGGTCGGCGTTCACGGTGCCCAGCGGTTCCCGGCTGCGGCCGGTGCACCACAGATCTTCCAGTGCATCACGCAGGGCGGCGCGGTGGGCGGCGGTCAGACCGTCCACCTGCAGCACCATGTGGTGATGGTATCGCACTTCTTTCAGGCCGTTGGCGGGGTCGGCTTCCTGGTTTTCCGTCACGCACACCCACTTGATGGGGGTGGCATCCTGCCAGTTTTTGCGGGTCAGCCATCGGCGCACCCGTTTCAGGTAGTTGTATACGTCCTTCCAGGCGGCTTCATCGTCATCCGGCAGCCACATGTCTTCGTAGGTCAGGGTAAGAGCAAAACCTCGCTGGTCAAAATTTGTGTTCAGCAGCTGCACCAACAGCCGCGCCGACCGTTCCCGGTTACGCTTTTGCTGGGCAAGGCTGCTGGCGAACTTCTTCTTGCCGCGGGGACCCGCCCGGTGTTCCTGTTCTGTGATCCAGCAGAAGTCTACCTCGGCATAGCTATCGCCGCAGATTGTTTTCTGCTCTCGGATGTATTGCTTTCTGGTAGTTTTCATGCTGTTCACTTCTTTTCTTTCTTTGGGGGAGAATGGACCTTGAAATAACCCCTATACAAGCCGCCCACACGGCCCCCCCTCGGACCGTTTGGCGGCAGCTCGCTGCGGCTGCGCAGCCACATGCTCTATATAATAGGTAAGTTGTGCCCGGTTTTGCGAAAGCCGCCGCCCTGGTTTAAGGGCTGCGGCTTTGGTTCACGCTTGGGTTTCTTTTGCAGGGCCACCCATCAGGCGGTCGTGGATGCGCTTGAGTTTTGCCCTGATGATAAGCAGGCGGACTCTTGCCAGAAAGTAAGTTTTAAACGGTATGCCAATAGCCACGTCTTTTGCCATTGCGCTCAGAATAACTATCAGTACTTCCTGGTTGCTCGGCCATGGCCCGGTTTCACCGTACATCCATTCCCGCGTTGCTCGGAAAACTTTTTCAGCCTCCCACGGCTGCGGCAGGCCCATCGTGCCCATGATCAGCTTGATGCACTTTTTCCTTGTCATTGATTTCATCCTTTCTGTTTTACTGTTGGCCGCCCACCCGCCGGGGCGCAAGGGTCTTTTTTAAGGCGGTGGCGGTTTGCGGCATGCTGTCCAGATACGCAAACTGTTTCTCATAGGCCCGGCGCTTGGCATCCTGGGCGCAGTCGGCCTTGTAACGTTCGCAGTTGGCATGGCAGCCTACGCGGCGCTGTTGGCAGTTTTTACAGCTTCGTTCCATCAGTCACCTCGTTTTTCTCCGCGTTTTTCTCCGCGGCTGCAAAAGTCGCTTGGTGTGTTGTGGCCATACAGCGGGCACTGCACGGTGGCCCAGTAGCGGCAGCGCCCACACCGCGGCAGGCCCAGCCGCCGCAGGTGCATGGCGCGGGTGATGTGCAGCCCGCACCACATCAGCAGGCAAATCAGCATTCCGCCGGCAAAGAGCACGCAGGGGGCCACAAGAAACACAAGGGCCAGGCACTTGAGAACATAAAGGCAGTTGGCATCAAAAATTGTCATTGGTATCATTCAACCTCCCATTCTTTGGCAGTGCGTCCCGGTGTTGATCCGGGCGGCATGGGTTGCTTGGGCCATGCCGGTGCTGCACACGCACCATAAAAACCCGCCTGCCCAGGCGCACCCGCGGCGCTTGGCAATCTGCACGCAGGGGCCTGGCACCCGGTGGAAAAGCCGGGCTGGGAATCTAACAGGCGGCCGCCGGGCACAAGCCGGGAGTAGTGGCCGGTGCCGGGCGTTGTGCATTACCTGCACAGTGGTGTTGCCGTACTTGCCCACGCAGCAACTGTGGGAGGATTCAGGGGCCGCCGCGGCCTCGTGCAGCTTTGGCGGCATATCTGCCCCGCCGGGGCGGGGTTATTGGATTTTGTAGTGCTCGGCCAGCTTTTTCAGCACAGCCGGGTGCAATAGGGATAGCTCAAACCGGGTGCGGCAGGCATCGCCGGGCGGACTTACCTCGCCCAGCTTGGCCAGGTACTGGTTGTACAGCCAGCCCATCACGGGGTGGGCAATGTTCATCATGTACCATGGCGGGCGCTTGGGGTTCTGCTCTGCGGCCTTGCGGCGCTCCTCAATGATCAGCGGGGCTAGCCGGTCAATCAATGCCGCGCGTTCCTCCGCCGTCATTGGCGGCCGCCTTTGCCAGGGCGGAATACAGCATCATCATCGTGCATCCGTTCCGCATCCCGCATGGCGTTGCGGTAGCCCACATCCCGGCCACTGGTCCAGGTAGCCAGCAGCCCCAGGGCCACAACCCCGGCAGTAATAAGATAGCAGATCATTATTTCAGCACTTCCTTCACATCGTCCAGCAGATCGGCTGGTATCATTCCGGCCTGCATCATGTGGTGCAGGCTTTCCCGGTAAGCGTGCAGGCGGCCTGCCAGCTCTGCCGCCTGGCAGATCAGCATGCCACGCGTGCCGGGGTTGTGTACGCCGTTGGTGCTGCGCAGTATAATGCAGTAGGTTTTGCGGGTGGCAGCGGTGTTTTCCAACAGCCAGGCCACGGCCTCCCGCGGCGTCATTGGTGCGTCCATGGCTTTTTCACCCTCCCTGTGTTCGGCATCTGCGCGGACAAAAACGCCGCCGCGCAGCGCTCGCAGAATTTCTCGTTGTTGACCGCCGGGCTTTTGCACTCAAATGCAAGCCCCAGCTGCGGCGCAAGGTATTCCGGGCAGGCCCAGTGCAGGTAGCTGGCGGCGGCCATTCTGGCGGTGCAGCGGCGCAGGCCCCGCAGGGTGTTGTCCACGCAGCCAACCTTGACGATCCGCTCTTCCTCTTCCAGTTCCTGCAGCCATTCCAGCACCGTCATGGCTGCACCGCCGTGTTCTGATTCTGCGGAGTAACAATCTCCGTTTGCCCCATTCCCTGGGCTTCGTACCGCCAACGGGCGGCCTCATTCGCCTGGTGCGCCGCAATGCTCAAAGTCAGCACCAGCGCCGCGGCCATGGTCAGGGCAAGCACTTCCCAGCGGGCGGCTTTGTCCTGCGCTTTGGCGGCTTCCTGCTGGGCAACCTCGGCGCGGTAGTTGGACTGCCAGCTGTCGTATTCGGCGTTCTGCTTTTCCCAATCCTTGCGGGCGGCGGCTCGCTCTGCCGTGTTGGCGCGGTATTCGGCGCGGATCACGCGCTGGGTCAGGTTCACCCAGCGCTCTGCGTTGCTGGGGCTGCCGTCATTGATGGACCGCAGCACGGCGGTCATGTCCTTTAATTCTCTGGCTTCCATCGTTCATGCCTCGCTTTTCTTATTGGTTTCCCGTGCCAGTGCCGCCGCAAACAGCTCCGCCAGCACGGGGGCAATGCAATGTATTGCTTCATCGGTCAGGCGTGCGCCCGGCAGCACCGGGGTGCCGTCCGGCAAAAAGCCCTCCGCAATTACAAATTCTTCATTTCCCATCTTGGTTCTCCCATCTGGGCGGGTAGTTCAGCACAGCGTCCATCATGCAGCCGCAGGCCACGGCGGCTTCCAGTGTGTTGGCCCAGTCCTGCCGCCGCCGGCCGCGCTTTGCCGCGGCGTACAGCAGCTCTTCCACCAGGTTCTGGGCGGTCGATCCGCGCACGGCCAGCGGGTGGCGGCGCATAATCAGCTTGCCCAGCGGCTGCCGGATGTGCAATTCAGACGTTCTTGTGCCAACTTCCTGCGCTTCGTCCAGCCGCATTGCCGCCAGCCGCCACATATCAGACCGCACAAGGCGCGCGGCTTCATACGCCACGGCGTACAGGGCAGCTTCCAGCGCATAGGCGTCGGCGGCTTTCTGGGCCGCTGGGGTGCTGGCGGTCGAGACGTCGATGATCCGGCAGGCGCGGGCCAGCTTGTGGGTGCTCTCCATAATTCCGGCGCTGGTAACGTCCTGCGGCTTTTGGGCTGCTGCCAGGCGCAGGGCATCCGTGCCCATGTTGGCAACGGCATCCCCGCTTGCGCACAGGGCAGCGGCCCAGGCGCGTTCTAACGGCGTCATGCCGCGCCGCGGGGAAATATTTGGTTTGGCATTTTCCATTCAGGGGTCCTTTCTGCCGGGTTGGGGGTGTTCAAGCCCCAACCACCAGCGCCAGCAGCGCGTGGTGGATCGCCCACAGGCAAAGGTACCACGCCGCGCCGCAAAGGCAATAAAATAAAAACTTTTCCATCAGTTACTCCAGGTAATGTACTTTAAGCGCAGCCCACCCGCCCAGCAGGCAGCAGGCCAGCCCGGCCAGGGCAGCCGCCCCTCCGCCCTGGGCCAGGGCGACCACGGCGCACAGCGCGCCCAGCCCGCAGGCCGTTAGCGTGAAATTGGCGAAAGCCTTGCAAATGGGGCTGATGTAGGGTAAAATACAGGTGATGAGTTTTTTCGTCTGGCCGTTCCGGTGTTGCAGCACCGGGGCGGCTGTTTTTGTTTGGGGCATGAGTTTATTCCTCCTTTTCGTCAAGGTCGTAGATTGTGCTGCCGCCGGACTTGCTGCGGATGTACCCGGTTGTGATGTGCCTGTTGTTCGGGTCACCAAGGACAGTTTCATTCTTCACGTCCTTGAATGTGACATCCGGCGGAATCTTGATGCCGGGACCGTTTTTGAGCTCAAAACCTTCGGCGGTCTGGGTTACGGTTGTGCTGCCCATGCGGGTTGTGGTTTTTTCGGTGTTCATGGGGGATACCTCCTTTTAGCGATGCTGCATAAGCCAGCGTTCGATTTTTTCGCAGATGTGACAGATGTTGTCAAGAAAATTGACTTTCTGCTCAGTAATAAGTATCTTGAGAACAAGAATTAAGAGTTCCATTGTTCTGTGGTAAATTCTTTTGCTCCCGCCCTATCTCATGCACAGGGACATTCCTTCTTTCGTGACGGATATGAATTGATCTACTGGCCCTACTGGACCGGTAGTCCAAAAACAACGACTTATACCCTGCAAAAGACTGAGCACTGATAGATAGGTGATGCCCCTGTGCATGAGACAGGGCATGAGGTTGAGAAAACGGTTTACAAGGGTTCAGCAAATCTGGCGGGCCAGAACGGTTGCGGGGATTCGCTTGCCGCGCCCGCTTGTAATCCAGCCCGATAGGGTAGTGATGCAGCGCACCGATGCGTAAGTGTCATCGCCGTACACAATCCGCGCGGCTTCTTTCACGGTAACAAGCTCACCGGAAGCCTGGCTGCGGATGCGTTCCAGCGCGTCCCGGTAGCCGTCTTTTTCTCTTGCCATGGATATCCTCCTTTGAAAATGTTCATTGTCTGCAAAATTTCCAGCCCTTCCGGTTCAAAGTCCGGACTATGGGACAGGGGTTGTGGTAGAATGGTTGTAGCTGCTAGGAATGCTCCACAAGGTCATCAATGCGGACGCCGAAGTGGTCGGCAATCTTAGCTGCTGTTGCCAGGGTAGGGCCGCCGCCGTTCTTCCAGCGCTGGGCATTGCCTTTACTCAGGCCAAGCGTTTTGAGAACGGTGGTAGCACTTTCACCATGCTGTACGCATAAATTTGTGAAAGTGTTCCAAAAGTTCAAAAAAATGCACCTCTCTTTCCATTTCATATTGACGTAAGTGCACTTTTGTAGTACTATGAAGTTGCTAAACATCAGTTCTAACGCGGTGCCCTCATGTCATAAGTGCATTATAGGGCATTTAAGTGCACTTTGCAAGTGATTTAATGCACTTTTCTGCACTTCTGCGTTTTGCACAAATTCCGGAGGTGCATTTTAGTGTTTTTTGATACGCTGCAAGCACTCTGCGATGAAAAAGGCATCGCAATGTCAGCACTGCTTGATCAGGTCGGGATGAGCCGCGGGAATATCGCGCGCTGGAAAGCGACCGATAATCCGCCCAAACCAGCTACCTTAATAAAGCTGGCAGAGGCGCTGGGCGTTGACCGCAAACGTCTGGAAAGGGCAGCTGAAAGCCAGGAAGCGGAGACAGAAATGTCTGCCCACGACATCCTGGACGATGTGGATATTGCTTTTTACGGTGAATATAAAGAGCTTTCCGAAGATGACAAAGCAGTGCTGCGCGATATGGTCAGGGTGATGCGAGATCGCCGGGCCAAGAAAAAGCAGGAGGAATAGATCCAGTGTTTCAGTTGTCCGACTTTTACGGATATTGCAAACAAAATGATGTGGATGTAATGCCGTTCGCAATGTTGCCGCGGGCAGCCTGTACGGTGCGGGACGGGCAGAACTACGCTGTTGTGCTGAACTTCAAGAGTCTGCATACCGTGCGCCAGATGCGCACCGCCATGCTGCATGAATCAGGCCACCTGCACACAGGCGCACTACATAAGGTAAACAGCCCGTTCCAGTTGGTGGAGCAGAACGAATACCGCGCGGATGCGGACGCGTTCCGCCGCTGCTTGCCGCCGGACGAGATCCGCACGGCAATGCGGGCAGGCTACACAGAACCCTGGCAGTTGGCAGAATATTTTGACCTGGACGAAGACTACATAAAAAAAGCCCTGCACTACTGGACGCAGTGCAGGGGGATAGACTTCAATCGGTAAGTAACCGCGTGAGCGGTATAAAAGGAGAAGGAATTTTATGAACACTGCAATGGGATGCCTGATAATTTTTGTTGCTCTTGCGCTGGTGGTTTATGCTTGGCCACTGTTGATAGTATTGGTATTGATTGTGCTTGCTTATCAAATATACGCAGCGCTCTATTTTAGGGGTGAAAAATTCGGAGCCATAAAAGAGACGATACAAAATCATATCCGAGACTGCAACGATCTGAACGACCATATTGAGGAACTGAAGAACACAGCCCTTGTGGTAAACCGTATCGACTACGGCGAGGCGGCCTATCACGACAACAGTCGCTGGAATGTCAAACGTGATGCACTGAAAAAGCGGGTCTATGCACCCTATATTTACGAGTGTTCCCGCACCGTTTGCGATAACGCACGGAAAGAACCTTTCAAGTACATCTGCAAATATTTCGGTATCAAGGCTGACGAGGAAACCCTTGGAAAATTTGAAACAGCTTTGAATGATTTCTCCGCAGCAGAAGATGGCAAGGTTGCCTTAAAAGCAGAGCGGGCGGCAATTCTGGAGAGCATTTCTGCAGATATTCCTTGGGCCATCAAAAAGTTCAGCCAGAAGAAGCTGGAAAAGAATCTCGGATTTGAGGAAGTAGACTTCAGCACCCTGTACTTTCCGAAATATGAGTTTAAGTATACCAGCGCGGGCGGAAATACGGGTACGACCTACGACATCGTTATGGATATTGACAATCTGAACCGCTTTGTTGTCTATTTGTCCGAGAAGATCAAGTTCAGCAAGAGCGTGGCCGGTCAGCGGGCGCTTATGACCAGCAAGCTGCGCCAACATATCAAGGAACGCGATCACTATACTTGCAGACACTGCGGCGTATCTACTGCGGACGAGCCGCACCTGCTGCTGGAAATCGACCACATTGTGCCGGTATCCAAGGGGGGCTTGACGACCGAGGACAATCTGCAGACGCTTTGTTGGCGATGCAACCGGAGTAAGAGTAATAAAACGGTATAAATAAAAAAACGCCCCCGGTGTTGGCGCACCGAGAGCGTTTCCATAGATCAGCTTGCCCACAAAAGTGGATACAATCGACCCGACAATCGTATTGTACCACCTCCGGGCAGGCTTTACAAGCTATACCTATAGTGTCGGGGGAGGTTTTTGATTTGGGACAGGTAAAAAAGCGGGCAGACGGATATATTGAAAAGAAGCGAAAAATAAACGGAAAAGTTGTACATTTTTACGGCAAGACTGCCCGCGAAGTACAGCGGAAGATTGACGAAGCCCTAGAAAATGCGGCAAAGGCAAAGGAAGAGAGCGAAGTTTTTGACATTGTTGCAGAACAATGGTGGAAAGATTATCTAAAAAGAATCAAAGCCGGGAATGCCCGTGCTTATCATGGGGCATATGTGAGCATTCTGGAATTCTTCGGCGGGTATGCAATGGCAGAAATCACCCCGGCAATGATTGTGCTGTGGAACCAGAAGCAGGCCGCGCAGGGTAAGGCAGGAAGCACAATCCGGAATGCAAATAGCGTTCTTAACCTCATTTTCAAATACTGGTGCATACAGAGTGATAACACCTATAATCCGGTCGCTTTTGTTGATCTTCCGCGCGGATTAAAAAAAGAAGAACGCAAGCCGCCAACGGAAGAACAAGTGGCAGCTGTAAAAGCTCACCCGGAGGGCTTTGGACTGTGTGCGTGGCTGTTTATGTACACAGGCTGCCGCCTTGGGGAAATTCTGGCATTGCAATGGCAAGATATTGATTTTGAAAGAAACGAAATAAGCATAACAAAAGAAGTCTCCTGGGTTAATTCTCAGCCAACGATACAGACCCCCAAAACAAAAAATGCAATCCGAATCGTTCCGCTATTAGCTCCACTCAAGCAAGAGCTTTTGACCAGAAAACAGAAAGCAGATAATTATTTGCTTGGCGGCGAAGCGCCATTAAAAATGTATGAATACAGGCGGCTATGGCTTGATTATTGTAAAGACCTTGGAATGGTCGAAATAGACTATGCAGCAGAGCAGGGGAGAGAGCGCAAGTATCACAAGGCATACGGCCCAGAGCGTAAGCGTAAACCACCTACAACCCATCTGTATAAGCCGGCAGTTACGGCCCATCAGTTCCGGCACGAGATGGCAAGCGCCATGTATGAAGCTGGTATAGGAGAGCTTGAAACGCAAAAGATTTTAGGCCACGCCGACATATCAACAACCCGTAAGATATACACACACATTAAAGAGAGGCAGATAAAAGAAGCAGAAAAGGTCTTAAATTCTTATTTTGAAAGTAAGGTCGTAGAAAAGTCGTGAAAACAAAAAATACAGCGATTATTCGTCAAAACAAACAGGTTCGATTCCTGTCGCCAGCTCCAAAATATCCCGGCAGTTTTATAACTGCCGGGATATTTTTGTATCAATCCTATATTTTGTAGCACAAAAAGGTAAAAAGTACCCCCGGCACAGGGTCAGCCCTGAGCCGGGGGCGGTATATTCAGGAAAATGAGATGGACTGAATGGCAAATACGAGAAGCAGATCTTAGCCCATATTGAGCAAGTTGCTCTTCATAGTTTTCAGCTCTTTTTCCAACTGGTCTTTTTCTTTGGTGTATGCCTGGTAGTCCTGCATCTGCTCCATCACGGCGGGGTCGCTGGCAGTCAGGTAGCCGCTGGTTATGGAGGTGGTGGTGCTGAACTTTTTCTGCTGGCCGTTAAAATCGATCACCAGGAACTGATCCGTAGAGGGCAGTACCTTGCCCACGCCGAACATCTTGTGGGTTACTTCGCAGCCGGTCAGGTCGGGCAGGGCAGTAGGGCTTGCCAGCAGCTCCTGCAATTTCTGCTCCTTTTCGGCGATCTGCATGCACAGGTCGGCGCGCTCGGCTTTCTGTTTCACGGCCTTGGTGCGTTCCTTGGCGGTTGCCGTGCGGGAAAAGCCCTTGGGGTAATAGCCATTTACATAGGCGCTGTGCATGATATCATACACCAGCAGATGCAGCTGGTCATTGATGCCGTGCATGGTGTTTTTCAGCCGCTCGGTGTGCAGGCGGGTCAGCTCATCGTATTTGGGCAGCTCGTTCAGCAGGTCATCGCACATGGCGTAATATTGGGTCAGGTTAAAGGCCGCGCCGGTGCCAAAGTCTTCGTCATAGCCGAAATAGGCGGCCCAGGCTTTGGCTTCGGCGGGAACAAAGAAGTAGTTATCCTCCGGCTCCAGCAGGCTCAGGTACAGCGCGGCGCTGCCGGCCGTCTGAGTGAACTTGGCCATGCGCGGCAGGCAACGGCGAAAACGGCCGTTGACCTGGTCGGCAAACATTTCCACGCGGCCCTGGCGTTTTTTCAGGTCACCGTCATCATCATTGAACAGCCAGCGAAAACACTCGCGCACAAGCTCAACTTCCGTGGGGCGCATCATCAGGGCCTGCATGCCGCCAATGGGCTGCAGGGCGGGCGTGTCCATCACGGCACGGGCCTGCTGTGTGGCCTGGGCAAACATGGCGGGAAAATCCACCGCGTCGATATCCCAGTTTGTGCCAAAGCAGTTGATGGCTTCCCAAACGCCATTTCCTGCGGTTTTGCCATCGGTCAGGCTGCGGATATACGGGGCAAGGATCGTGTTCAAAGTTTCAGTGTTCAAGCTCAA